TCCCTTCTTCGACTCCAAAGGAGGGATGGTCCGATGCCTCGAGAGAGCTTTCTACAACGATTCTGCAGCTATGCAAATAGCGGAACAACTACTGGCCGAATCAGTTCGACGACGCCTGCGTTGACCACTATGCCCAGGGGCCTATCTTCACCGATGACTATGATCATCGACGACTTTTTCACCCCTGAAGAAGAAGCGTGGGTCATCCTTGTGCACAAGGGCTACACACGTCTGTTTCAAGACCGGCACGACATGCTCCGGCGAGCGGAGAATGGCGAGTTGCTGGCGCAAACGCTTAAGCTTTGGTACGAAATAGAGCTGATCGCGTTAAGGCTCAAAGCATGACCCACGATGAGTTGGAAAGATTCATGCGAAGGACATTGGCGTGGGCACACAACCGAGCTGATTGACGTTTCGTCATCTTTGAGACGTCTGCTCGCCTGAAGGAATGAACATGCTGAATCACAAAGCGATGCTGATGACCTTGAGCATCAGCCAATGGACGGCGCGCAAGCACGACAAGCACGCGTCTTCCGAGATCGAAAAAAATCACGGCGCCAAGAATGCCGGCCGCTTCAACAAGCTGCTGGTTGACGCTGACGCCCTCAAGCCAATCGCGTCGGCGGCAAACGCCCTGCGTGACTACCACAACAAGAACACTTTGCCGTGGACCGATGACGGTCGCCGCTTGCTCCCATCGAAGCTGTTCATGCAGTACACACAGGACATGCGCAAGCTCAAGGACACCTTCAACACCCGTGTGCGGGAGTTCGTTGACGGCTATCCTGCGCTGGTGCAGACCGCACGACAGCGATTGGGTACGTTGTACGACCCTCGCGACTACCCGGATGCCGCCAAGATCGCTTTGAAGTTTTACGTCAGTATCGACCCCGAACCTGTGCCAAGCGCCAGTGATTTTCGTGTCGATGTCGGTGAAACCGAGATGGCGCGCGTGCGGCATGAGCTCGAACAAGCAGTTCGAGCCCGTCAAGAGAAAGCGGTGAACGACATCTTCGCGCGCATCCGCGAAGTGGTCGGTACCATGCACGAGCGTCTCAGCGACCCCAAAGCAGTGTTCCGCGATTCCCTCGTGGACAACGTCAAGAACCTTCATGGGGTCATCCTTGCGCTGAACCTCACGGACGACCCTTTGCTCATTCAGCTCCACAAAGAAATGGAGCCGTTGGCATCAGTGAGCCCGCGCACTTTGCGCATCAGTACTTTCCGGCGTCGGGAAATCGACGAAGTGGCATGCAAAGTTCTTTCACTCCTTCCCCCGACGAACGCCAGCTGATCGCTCTGTTCCGACGCGTGATGCAGAACAAGCGAGCAGAAGGATCGCCTGGATGGAGAGTGCTTTGCGTGAAGTTCGCCAGATGGAGCGACGCCCAACAGCTGCGGTGGATTTACTGGATCGAACAGCAAGCGCAGGGGCCGAACCCGACAGAGCTGGCCAAAACGCTCATGACGGCAGTTACCGTCGAACGCCTGAAAGGCTAAGCGAACATCATGGGGCTACCTTTGAGCACTATCCGCAAAGTATCCCTGAGCGCTGAAGAGCGGCAAGAAATAACGCACTTTCAACGGGCGCTCGCAGAACTCGGCCTCAACTCCATCAACGCTTATTTCAATACGTTGTCTCTGGCGTCTAGGCATCGCTCGATACAACACTGGAAACAACAAGCAGCGCAAGGTAACCCATGGCACTCACGGATAGTCAGCAAAGTGCTTGCAATGCGTTTAGTCGGTTAAGCGTAGACAACCGACACGAGGCAAGCGCTTTCGCTAATGCGCTGTATACCCTACATCAACGCTCCCCCACAGTAAAACAATGGCTATCTGCGTGGGGACAAGCAGTAGTAGGCAGCGAAAAAGAGCGAACCGTGATGCGAACAGTGCACATACAAGCACTGGGCGGTAACCCATGCGCCCTCGCAGTTGTCGAACAAACCGTTCTTCTTATCTCAACCCAACGCCTTACATCATGACCGTCGATCAACAAGCTCTCCTTGAACTCACGCGCGCTCGCGCAGCCATGATCATCGACCAGCCGTTTTTCGGTACGCTGGCGCTCCGTCTGAAGCTGGTGGAAGACAACACCATCCCGACGTTGGCCGTTGACGGCAAGCACGTCTTCTACAACGCGAAGTTCGTGCGTGATCTCACGCCTGCGCTGCGCAAGTCCGCTATGGCCCACGAAGTCGGCCACTGCGTGTTCGATCATCTGACGCGTCGTAACGGTCGAAGCCCTGGCAAGTGGAACGCCGCTGGTGACTACGTCATCAATGACGTCATCAAAGATGCCGGGTTCGAGCTGGGCAAAACGTGGCTGCACAACCCCGCCTTCAAGGGCATGACAGCGGACCACATCTACTCGCTGCTGCCCGACCAACCTGACGATGAGCACGGCGGCTTGTGTGATATCCGTGACGCGGCACAAGGCAATCCGGCTGACGCCGAAATGGTCGAGACCGAGTGGAAGATCGCCACTGCTCAGGCCGCACAAGCCGCCAAAGCGCAAGGCAAACTGAGCGGATCGCTCGAGCGCTTCGTCGACGACATGCTGAACAGCAAGGTGGACTGGAAAGCCATGCTGCGTCAGTTCATCACGTCGTTCGCGAAAAACGACTACCAGTGGACGCGCCCCAATCGGCGGATGCTGGCCAGCGGCTTTTATCTGCCCGGCCTGCACAGCGAAGTGATGGAATCTGTCTGTGTCGTGACCGACGATTCCGGTTCCATCGACGGGCCTGTGCTCTCTGCGTTCACGGCCGAAATTTCGGCCATCCGCGACGCTGTGCGCCCCGTCAAAACCATTCACATCTCGTGCGACGCGCGCATCAACCACATGGACGAGTTCTCCATGGAAGACGAGTTCAAGCTCGTCAGCAAGGGCGGCGGCGGTACCGATTTCCGCCCTCCGTTCACGCACTTCGACGAGCTCGGCGAGACTCCCAAGTGCTTGATTTACCTGACTGACGGCTATGGCCCGTTCCCGCAGTTTGCGCCGGACTACCCGGTGCTGTGGGTCATGACCACCGACGTCGTTCCGCCGTGGGGGCAGCATGTCCGCATCGAAATCTGACCCTTGCCCTGGTCACAGCGACGGCCGGCACCGTTTCGATGAAATGGGCTTGTGCATGGCCACCAATTGCACAGCCCAAGACCGCGAACTCAAGCCTTGCCGCAGCCCGTACTGCGAGTGCGAGCGGGGCAAGTGCACGCACCCTGGTTTCCGGGATGCACGACACGAGCCCGTCAAACCACTCGACGAAGACCGCCTCCGCACCATCTTCGAGTCTCTCAACAGGGACTCGTTCAACTTCCGCCGCTCGCGCAAGGGCACGTATGTGAACCCGGCGATCGCACGCGACTGGAAGTGGTTCCTGCTCGGCGCGCAGAAGGGCAAGCAATGAACACGGCTCTCATCCCTTCCGACGGCATGACCTGGGGCCAGTTCAAAGCCCTGGTCGAATCACGCGGCGCCAAAGACGACGATGTGCTCTGGTACATCGACGTGACGGTGCCAGCCGATGTGCTCATCAACGTGGAGCACACCAGCGAAGGCCTCAAGATCAACGACTGAAAGAACAGCATGGGCTGCGACATCCACATCATCCTCGAACAAAAAGCCAGCACCGGCGAGTGGTACGGCGTCCGTGATTTCACGGGCCTATCTAACAAAATGTTCGATTCTTTTCGAGAAGGCCTGTCGTTCCCCAGCGGCAACATGTACTTCAAAGTGCGCAGTCGCAACTACGATCTCTTTGCCGACCTCGCGGATGTCCGTGGCGACGGCAACTTCGGCTTCACGCCGAAAGGCCTCCCACCTGACGCGTCCGTGATGGCGCGTGCTCGGTACGGTCAAGACAACTCCGACTATCACAGCCATTCTTGGCTCACGCCCAGTGAGATCGAGCCCATCCTCCGCAGGCACTTCGGCCACGAGTTTGTGGCCGACCGCCTGACGCAGCAGCGTACGTCCTTCAAAGACGGCCTTCCGTACCGTCTCTTTGCTGAGCTCTTTGAGCCTGACGCATTTCACTTCGACGACCCGAACGAAGTCAACGAGGTGTACCGCGTCGTCTTCTGCTTCGACAACTGATGGAGTTACGCATGGGCTACCGTTCAACCGTGTCGTACGCCATCTACGCCCCTGAAAAGGTCATGTCGGTCAAGCTTGCAACGTGGCGCCTCACGGGCGAGCACGCGCGAGCACTGGCAGAGTGCTCGATCGGTGTGCATGAAGGCGACGGGTACATCACTTTCGACGCCGACGACGTCAAGTGGTACCTGCAGTACGAGGATGTCGCGATCCACGAACGGCTCTGGGGAGAGCTCGCGCAAGACAGCGAGTTCTCTGGCACGTTCATCCGCCTGGGTGAGAACGACGATGACACCGAATGCCGCAACTTCGGCGACGGCGAGCCGCTGATGCGCGTGACACGAGGGATCGAAACCAATGTTCCAGACTTCAAACCTCTCAGAGACACTGATCGAGGCGTATCGGGCCCGGCGTGAGCGCGGCATCGCTCCCCCTTACGCATACGACCTCGCCAAGAAAGAGATTACTCAGCGCGCAGCGCGGCGCATGTGTCCTTTGCCGTTTGATACACCGAGCATGAAACGGGGTGAGCAAACTTTCGAGGTCGAGTACAACGACGTCTGCATCACTGCACGTTGGGACTACGTTGATCAAGAGTACGCTTTTGAAGGTGTCGGTAAAATAGACACAGTGCATAGACCGTACGGTGTCCAACGCGGCGGAGAAGAGATCGATCTTGGAACTGCACGGGGCCATGGAAATAGAACTGTCCTAGTTCTTGAGTACACCTGGGCGCAGTACTTCTGCGACGCCCGCAAGAAGTCAGGTGTCGCCTATGCTCAACGCGCCGCCGATGAGTACATCAAGCGCACAAGGACGTGGGCCAGAGATGTCGTTAACGGGCAGTGTTTCGACAAAGAATGGCGGGTTGAATGCAGCGCCCTCGACTTCTGGGAGAACTCATCGACGTTCACTTGGGGAGAAGATGGCGAGGCTGAAGCCTGGGTCGAAGATCAGTTACGATATCTGGTCTCAAAAATCAACCACACTTCATCATGATCAAATCCTGGTCTCCGACCCGGCTGCAGTCGTTTCAGACTTGCAAGCGCATGGCATGGCTCAAGTACGACCAGCGTATCCCCGAGCCTGAACGCCCGTTGCCCCCAGGCAAAACAGAGCACGCCAACGACCGCGGCACGCGCGTGCACGATTCCTGCGAACGCTACGTTCGCGGTGACATCAATACCCTGGCCCCTGAAGCGGAAAAGCACTTCGGTGTTCACCTCGATCTTTTGCGCATCCTCTACAAAGAGGGTTGCGTTTCGCTTGAAGGCGAATGGGGCATGGGCCGTAACTGGGAACCCATGGACTACAACGGCGAGTGGCGAGAGTTGGCGTTTGCCGAACCCGTCACCAAGGTCAAGAAGTTGCCCGAGCGCGGCGACGCCAGCCTGTTCTATCAGGTCGGCAAGAAATTTTATCAATGGGTACCTGTGTGGCTTCGCTTGAAGCTTGATGCATGTGTTTTTCACGGCGATGAGCACGCCACGGTGATCGACTACAAGACCGGCCGTAAGTTCGGCAATGAAGTCAAGCACGCTGAGCAGCTGCAGCTGTACCAACTCGTGACGTTCTTGCGTTACCCGAAGCTGCAGTCTGTCACCACGGAGCTGTGGTACCTCGATCAAAACGAAGTGACGGTTCAGACCTTTACCCGAGCGCAAGGCTTGCGCTTCAAGTCGAACTTCGATCGACGGGGCAACGAGATGACCACGGCCACTGAGTTCCCGGCTAACGCGAACATCTTCAGCTGTCAATGGTGCGCGTACGGCCCTTGGGGGACCGGCCATTGCCAGGACGGAGTCAAGAAAGGGTACAACCGATGAACGAGCGCGTCCCGAAAGGTTTTACTCGGCTCGAAGATTATCAAGCGTACGTGCAGGCAGTGATCCAAGATCGCAGGCCGTACATCGTACCCAGCGGTACCGTGCAGCACTATGTACCAGACCGCATCGCCGAGCGCACGGTCTCGGGACGCCCGCTGTACCGCAACTTGTGCGGACGCATACCTGACCTGAAGAGCGATGCACCCTTTCTCGACGCAAGTCAAGTCACGTGCGCACGCTGCATTCGTTTTTTGCCCGCCATCATCTCATCTCGGCTGACCTCATGAACCGCTTTGAAATTGTCGCCAACATGCAGCCTGGAGCGTACGCGCTGAACGACGTCGTGGACATGCTCAGCAAGTTCATCGCCGAAGCGCAAGCAGAAGGGTCACCACCTTTGCTGTGCCCGGCTATCCGATTGCTCGGGCTGCAGCTCTCTTTTTTCTGCCATGCCGATGTTTACACCGACCCGTCGGGAGAGAGTCTGCGGCAGCGGTGCGCCGAGATCGCCGATGAACGTCGAACTCGCTTGAAAGAGGTGCACTGATGCCGCGCGTACTTCCCCCCAAAGCGATGAAGCATCAAGCGGTCAGCTTGAAGCACGCCGACCGCACGCCGATCCGCTACGACACCAGCGACCCTGGTACCGGGAAGACGTTCGTGCGTCTGGTCCATTACGCAGCTCGGCGGCGTCGCAAGGGCGGTAAGGCCAAGTGTATGCTGGTCATCGCCCCCAAGAGCTTGCTCAAGTCAGCCTGGGCTGACGACGCACGCAAGTTCTGTCCAGACATGCGCGTATCAGTCGCCCGAGCAGACAATCGTGATGAGGCGTTCAAGGCCGACGCCGACATTTACGTGACCAACGTAGATGCTGCCGTATGGCTCGCCAAGCAGAAGAAAGCTTTCTTCGAGCGATTCGACGAACTGGTAGTCGACGAGATCACTGCGTACAAGCACCACACCAGCCAGCGCAGTCGCGCCATGGCCAAGGTTTCCAAGCACTTCGAGTACCGCTCCGGCCTCACGGGTACGCCCAACGGCCGCAGCATCACCGACGTGTGGCATCAGGTTTATCTGCTCGACGGCGGGCAGCGCTTGGGCCCCAGTTTCTATGCGTTTCGCAATAGCGTGTGCATCCCGCAGCAAGTAGGGCGCAACGCTAACGCGATCAACTGGCAGGACAAGCCCGGCGCTGAAGAAGCCGTTTTTGGCCTGCTCAGCGACATCGTGATCCGCCACAAGTTCGAAGACTGCGTGGACATCCCGCCGAACCATCAGTACACGGTGGACTGGGAGCTGACCAAAAAGCAGCGTGACGCATACGAACGCATGAGCCGCGATCAGATCTATTTGTCTGTGGTCTCCGCAGTCAAGCAACGGCTGTCTGGCGTGCCGGCTGACGCCATCGCCATCAACGCTGCTGCCGTGGCCAACAAGCTGCTGCAGATCAGTTCTGGCGCGCTCTACACCACAGACGACAAGTTCAGCGTGGTGGACGAAGAGCGCTACGAGATGATCATCGACATGGTGGCTCAGCGTCAGCACAGCCTCGTGTTCTTCTTCTGGAAGCACCAACGCGATCTGTTGGTCAAGCATGCAGCCAAAGCCAAGCTCAGTTATGCCGTGATCGACGGTAGCACGCCTGACAAAGAGCGAGACGCCATCGTCGCTCGTTACCAAGCTGGCCAACTTGACGTCTTGTTTGGTCATCCGCGCAGTATCGCCCACGGCTTGACGCTTACGCGCGGTACCACGACCATCTGGCCCTGCCCCACGTACGACGCCGAGCTGTTTGCCCAGGGCAACCGCCGCCAGTACCGCATGGGGCAGAAAAAGAAAACCGAGACCATCATCGTCGTGGCCAAAAACACGATCGAAGAACAGGTCTACGAGATTCTGCTCGGCAAGAACGAGCGCATGCGCAACCTTCTCGACCTGTTTGGATCGTTATGACCGCAGAAACCCTCGACGCCATCATCACCAAATACAACCACTTCGTCTCGCCGACCGAAGACGAACTTGCTGTTGTCGCTCAATACATACCGCTTGAGCTGCTCAAGCCCCCGATGACTTTTGTCACGTGGCTCAACGTCTTGTCTTTCGCGAAAAAAGAGCGGCAGGACCGTATCAACGCTGTCGCTCACCGTATCAGCGGCATCGGTGTCATCAACGGCCCGTCTTTGAAAAAAGATGCAGACCTGCTCAAGTGGCTGCAAACGCAAGAAGCAGTAAAAGCGCGCGTCGCGGAAAACGCAGGCGCCATACTCGGCGGCAATGCCGTCGGCTGGGATGCACAGGCGCAGTTTGAACGGGCCATGATCAACAAGGTGAATAAGTTCTGAGTGCGGGGCCGCATGGACATCGACGAGCTGATAGCTAAGTATCGACATGGTGATCCTATGGACCGCCTTGCTATTCAGTACGACGAGTGGGCGTTTGTTCAAAAGTGCTCCGCGGGCCCTTTCGGCAACCGTGTTCTGTCAAGTGTCGGTCCGTTCGTCTACACAAACTACCACCGCGGTGCTTGGTTGCGCGAACTAAAGATCGCGCGAGCGAACGCCCTTCTCACACTACAGCTGATCACAGCAAGACTGAAAGAATGAAATGAGCTGGTCTTCTGCCGCCCGCCGTAAGGCTGATGAACAACCACCCGTGGTGCTCGCACAAATCAAGCCGGCCGAGGTGAACTTCACGAACCTCGTGACGCTCGACTTCGAGACCTATTACGACAGCGATTACACGCTGCGTAAGCTCAGCACCAGCGAGTACATACGAGACACGCGGTTTCAAGCGCTCATGTGCGGCATCAAGATCGGTAAGGGCAAGACCAAGGTCGTCCCCGGTCCCAAGATCGCCGAAGAGCTGGCCAAAATCGACTGGTCTACTCATGACCTCTTGGCCCACCATGCGCAGTTCGACGGCTTCATCCTGAGCCACCGCTACAAGATCAAGCCGCGCAAGATTTACTGCACGCTGTCTATGGCCCGCGGTTTGCACAGCTCTGAAATCGGGGCAGGCCTGGATGAGGTCTCTGTGTTTTACGGCGGTCGAGGCAAGATCCAAGGCGGTGTCGAAGACATGGCCGGGCTTACCTATGAGCAGCTCTTCAAAGATAAGCCGCGCTGGAAAAAGGCAAGCGAGTATTGCGGCAACGACGTGGACGAGTGCTACCGAGTCTTCACGTGCATGCACCCTCTGATGCCGGCCGAAGAAATGGAGATCATCGACGTCACATGCAAGCTGTTCACCGACCCCGTGCTGGAGGTGGACGTCGAGCGCGTGAGCAAAGAGCTCGAGCGTGAACTGGCCGAAAAGAAAGCGCTGCTGCTGTCGTTCATCGGCACCCCGAAAGTCATCAAGACGCGCCTCACCCAGATCCTCGATGACGAGAAGCTGATGAAGAAGAAGGCCTTCACGGGCTGGACGGCAGAAGAAGTGCTGCTTGAAGAAGCACGCAAGGCAATCAGCTCCAACGAGTCGTTTGCCAACCTTCTGCGTGCCGAAGGTGTGGAGCCTCCGCAAAAGATCAGCCCGGCGTACTTCAAGCATCGCGACGAGAACAAGAAGTGGATCTATGCGTTCAGCAAAACTGATCTTGAGTTCACGGCGTTGCAAGAGCATCCGAAGAAGCGCGTACGTGATCTTGTTGAACTCCGCTTGAGCGTCAAGTCCACGATCAACGAAACGCGGGCTGGACGCTTCCTCGAGGCAGGCAAAGGCGGCATGAAACTGCCGGTGTACTTGCGCTACTTTGGCGCACACACCGGACGTTGGTCGGCTGGCAACAAAATGAACATGCAGAACCTGCCACGCGGCGGGGAGCTTCGAAAGTCCATCAAAGCCCCGAAGGGGCATGTTGTTGTCGTGGTGGACTCGGGGCAGATCGAAGCGCGCGTGAACGCCTGGATGGCAGGTCAGGACGATCTGCTTGAATCGTTCCGCCGGGCCGACGATTACACCGCCGCACAAGCCAAGCTGCCGAAAGATAAACGTCAGCTCGCGCGCGGAGATGACCGCGATGCGTACTGCAAGTTCGCCGATGTGGTCTACGGCCGTGAGATCACCAAGGCTGACGACCTCGAGCGCTTCGTCGGCAAGATCGCTGTGCTGGGCCTGGGCTACCAGATGGGCGCTCCGAAGTTCCAGAACACTCTGGCGCTCGGCACCATGGGCCCTGCGGTGTACCTCGACACAGCCGTGTGCCAAAAGATCGTGACCGCCTACCGCCGCACCAACCACAAGATCGTGAAGTGGTGGGGCCTGTGTACCAAGATCATCGAAGACATGGCCGCCGGCCGTCGCGGTGAGTACAAGTGCATCAAGTGGGCGAAGGAAACTGTCTACTTGCCCAACGGCATGACGTTGAAGTACCCGAACCTCAAGTCCAAGGTCAATGGCGACTTCGCTGAGTGGACGTATGAGCGCAAAGGGGTCGAGAACAAGCTGTACGGTGGGTTGCTGTGCGAGAACATCGTTCAGGCTCTTGCCCGGATCATCGTCGGTACGCAGTTGATCCAGATCAGCTGCAAGTACCGCGTAGTCATGACCACTCATGACGAGGTCGTGGCTTTGGCCAAGGCAGCCACGGGCGAGAAAGCGTATGCCTTCATGCTCAAGGTGATGCAGACTCCGCCTTCGTGGTGCGCCGATATTCCGCTCAACGCCGAAGGTGGTTTCGATGTCATCTACTCGAAGTGACACAGAACTGATCGATTTGATCGACAACGCCCTTGACGGTGCGTTAACTGTGACGTTCACTCGTTTGTATCAGCGCCCTTATCAATGGCAAGTAGGCATCAAGCTGCAGTTCGACAACTACGGCGAAAAAAGCTACGAGTTGCACTCTGGTGCTATGTCGATACGCGAAGCTCTACAGCGAACGTTCGATGAACTCGACCGCCGCAAAACGGCCGTTATTGCCAAGCGTCTGCAAGGACTTTGAACATAGCCGTGGCGTATCCGACTGATCTCACGATTATCAGCACGTGGCCGTACGTGGCTGAGGCTTGGCGTAACTGCCTCACCAACGTACTTCACGTCAAGGTAGCGGTAGGCGAAACCGATCGGGTCATCACGTTCGATCTCAACGGGCGTAACAACTCACCCGTAAGCATCCGCAGTTGGGTAGCGTATGAAATCGTCCGCACAGCTACTGAGCTGCGGGACATCGAAGCCGTGCGCAGACGCCTGACAGCGTAAAACTTTCTGGTACGCTTTACCAACCGTGATTGGTAAACGGTTCAGTTTTGTTGTACACTTCTTCCATGGAGAAACCGATGGCCACCGCCAAAAAGACCGCCCCTGTGGGCAAAGCAAAAACCGCAGCCGCCGTTGCCGGTGTGCAGGCTCGCCTCACCGGCACGATCGGCAGCTTGTCCGACGGCCTTTGGCTGCTGCGCGAAGAGAAACGCGCACTCGACGAACAAGTCTCCATCATCGAAGGCAAGATCGCTGCGCTGACTGAGCAGCTCATGCAGAAGCTCGACTCTGAAGGCACTGAAAAAGGTGCAGGCAAGCACTGCACCGTGTCCATCACGTCGAACGTGGTGGGCAACGTCACCAACTGGGATGCCCTCAACGCCTACATCAAGCGTACGGGCTACTTCCACCTTTACCAGC